AATCCAAATGGGGGTAATTTATTTGATCATTCCGGAAGTGGATCACCGCATCAGCACGGATTATATTGGCAGGAGTTAAAATATGGGATTAGAACCTATTTAATTGTTAAGGCTATTGAGGAGAGTTATGATGATATAGAATTTACAAGCGATTCATTCATATTAGACACTTCGATTGCTCAGTATTACAATCTTTATATGTGGATGCATAGAAGGAAGGGATTTGTATTTGATGATGCGGAAGGAAATATTATAGAAGAGAGATACGAAGGATTCTCAACAGATACTACTCAGATGACAAGGGTGGTTATGGTTGATGATTATCTCAAGGTTTTTAATTTAACAGGAGGGCAGACTTTAACTTATTCTTTAGAGGTTACAAGAAGCACGGGAACAAATCCATATACAATCACTATTAAAAAAGATGGGGTTGTTTATGCGGTTGGTGGTGGATCAGGATCTTCGGTAACAATGACCGGTAGTTTGAGTAATTCATCGACAGGATATGATGTTTTTATCGAAGGAACTGCGACAGAAGCCTTTGATTGTGAATGGGTGATTACAGATCCTTACACGGGATCAGGAGAAACGGGAACATATACAGGGGGTACTCAGACTCTTGCTTCTAATTTTCAATTTAGAGCATCAGAACAAGTGCCTGAAATGAAGGTGATCGATTTTCTTTCGGGATTATTTAAAATGTTCAATTTAACCGCTTATGTACAGGCGGATGGAAAGATTAAGGTTCAAACATTAGATGATTTTTACGCAACAGGTATAGAAAGAGATATTACGGACTATGTAGATATATCGCAATCTTCAGTAGATGTTGCATTACCTTATAAGGAAATCAAATTTCAATATACCGGTAGAGGTACAGAGGTAGCTGAATTATATGAACAAAAAGAAGGTAAAGGATGGGGAACAGAAGAATATAAAGTTGACAATAGTTTAAGTGGCGAGGTATATAGCGTTGATGTTCCTTTTGAGCATATGCAGTTTGAGAAACTTACTGATAATGGTACTGCTTTATCGAATCTTCAGGTAGGAAATTTTATCGAAGGAGATACTGCGTATTTTGGTCAACCATTATTGTTTTATTGGCAACGATACTCAGGAACAAGCATATCTTATTTACCGGATGATTCTACCCATGAGACAGTTTCTACTTATTGCGTTCCATTAAATTCTGTTACAGGTACTTCTACAGATAGCAATCATTTTTCAGTAGAGTTGAATGAGTTCTTGCCAACAACGACTTTGACAGGATCTTTATTTGCGAATTATTATCAGACTTACATTGAGGATGTTTTTAATTCTAAAAGAAGATTGACAAAAGTAAAGGCTTATTTACCTGTAGAGTTTTTAATCAATTACACTTTAGCAGATACTTTGGTTATTGCATCGAGAAGATATCGGATCAATTCGATCAATACAAACTTACAGACCGGAGAGAGTGAATTAGAATTATTAAATGAAGTATGATACATAGCATATTAGAATTGTTAAAAGTGGTTAATGGAGAAACTGAGTTGATCAGGATCGCTCAAGGAAAACATTTATTACCCGATACATTTAAAGGAGGATTTAACCAAGCAATAAAAGAAGGGAAATGGCAAAGAAAATAGAATTTGAAGTAGATATTCAAACCGCAAAAGCCGAACAGGCAGTAGATAATCTTACGGGCGGTGCGATATCTAAATTCAGAGGATTAACAAAAGGAATAGGAGGAGCGGTCAAGGGATTCAAGACTCTACGGGGAGCGATTATCTCTACGGGTATTGGTGCTTTGGTTGTCGCATTGGGGACTCTTGTTACTTATTTCACTAATACTCAAAGAGGAGCGGATTTAGTATCGAAGGCGATGGATGGGATTCGTGCTGCTTTTTCGGTAGTTACGGATCGGATCTCAATTCTCGGAGAATCATTGATTAAATTCTTTCAAGGTGATTTTAAGGGTGCTATTGATGGGGTTAAAAATGCCTTTTCCGGAGTTACTGATGAAATCATTCGAGAAACAAAAGCGGCTTATGAGTTAAGAGATGCGTTAAATAATCTCAAGGATGAAGAGATCGGATTAATTGCGATCAATGCAGAGAGAAGAAAGGGAATAGCAGAAGCAAGATTAATTGCGGAAGATGAAACATTAGCAATCCAAGAAAGAATAAATGCTCTTGATAAGGCTGCGGAATTAGAGAATGCGATATTAGAAGATCAGTTAAGAATCGCAAGAAGAAGGGCTCAAATTAGCCAAGACCAATTAGATTTAGGAGAAAGTACAAGAGAAGAAATAGAAGAGAATGCAAGGCTTCAAGCGGCGGTTTCAGAATTAGAAACTCAATCGTTAAGACAACAGAGAACAATCGCTACAAGGAGGAATGCTTTGATCAGGCAAGCGGTTGCGGAGAGAAAGGTTGAAGCGTTAGAAGGAATTAAAGTTCAGAAATTAGCTTTAGATACCGAAACTAAGTTAATCGCAGATGCAGGAGAAACAAGATTAAAAATATTAGCGAAACAGAATAAGCAGGAAGTTCAGCAAACCAAATTAACTCAAGAACAGAAACTCGGAATAATCGGAGGAGCATTAGGAGGGGTTGCGAAACTTGTGGGAGAGAGTTCGGGATTCGGAAAAGCGATTGCGGTTACTCAGGCGATTATTGATACTTATGCAGGAGCTACTAAGGCACTTGCTCAGGGAGGTATCTTCGGACCGATTGCGGCGGCAGGAATTATTGCTTCAGGATTGGCGAATGTTAAGACTATTACATCTCAGCAGTTACCTCAGCAACCAAGTTTTGCAGGAGGAGGAAGAGTGAGATCTCAAGCAGTTTCTCAATCAACCCCGCCTCAGATTAACACGGTAGGTGCTTCGGGAATCAGTCAATTAGCACAGACTATTCAAGGTCAAGTGGATAAACCGGTTCGTGCTTATGTAGTTTCGGGAGATGTTACTACGGCTCAGGCATTAGATCGAAATATCGTGAGAGAAGCAGGAATTTAGTAATCAATAAATACAAAAATCAATCTAAGAATCGTTATATACATATGAGAATAGTTGAATTAATATTAGACGAAGATCAAGAATTAAATGGAATCGAAGCGATTTCAGTTGTGGAAAGTCCTGCGATCGAAGAGGATTTTGTGGCTCTTAAAAACCAAGAAGTTAAACTCGCAGAAGTTGATAAAGAGAAAAGAATTTTATTAGGAGCGTTATTAATTCCAAATAAGCCAATATATCGAAGAAGTGGAGAAGAGGAATATTATATCTACTTCTCAAGAGATACAGTTCGAAAGGCATCGGAATTATATCTTATGAGAGGAAACCAAAATAACTCGACATTGGAACATCAGTATGAGATCAATGGATTGAGTTTGGTTGAATCTTGGATCGTAGAAGATAAGCAGAAAGATAAGTCGGCATATTATGGAATGGATTTACCAATCGGAACTTGGATGGGTGCGGTTAAGGTGAACAATGATGAAATATGGAATGAATATGTAAAGACAGGAAAAGTTAAGGGATTTTCGATCGAAGGATATTTCGTGGATAAAGCGGAAAGACCAAAAGAAGCGATTGAGGATCAATTAGCGAGAATGGAACAAGAGGAGGCTGAATATCTTTTAAACTCAGTTCGTGCGATCATTAAAAAGGATGCGAGATATAAGGAAGGAAAGAAGATGATCTTAGAATCGTATAATGATTATCCGGATGCGGTATCAAATAATGCGAAAAGAGGAATCGAATTAAATGAGAAGATCGGAAATAGATGTGCTACGGATGTAGGGAAGATTAGAGCCCAACAATTAGCACAGAAGAAGAATATCTCAATCGACACGATAAAAAGAATGTACTCGTACCTTTCTCGTGCTGAGGAATATTATGATGAAGGGAATACAGAAGCTTGCGGAACAATTAGCTACCTATTATGGGGAGGAAAAGCAGGAAAAAGATGGGCGGAATCTAAATTGAAAGAATTGGATTTAATCGATCTTAAAGCACCTTGCCAAGATGGATACGAGATGATCGGAATGAAGGAGAAGGATGGAAAGTTGGTTCCTAACTGCGTACCAATCGACAGATAAAATGAAAGACGACAAAATACCAAGCTACACAAGCCCTAAGGGAGGGAAGAGAGCGTGCCTATGTAAGGACAAGAATACCTATTCAATAAAGTGCTGCGATGGATCGCTATGGGCTCAGGGAATAGGCTCGATTTATAGACAATCGTAATTTTTTTAATTCTTAAATGCAAAATTTTTAACCTTAATCGTTATATATATATGAAACCATCAGAAATGCTTAAAGAAATCAAAAATGTATTAGGCATTGAGCTAAGTGGGGTTGAAGAAGTAAAGGCTTCGGAAGAGGTAGTTACGGAAGAAACCAAAATTGAATTGGCTCAAATGACTTTAGAGAATGGTACTGTTTTAGAAGCAGAGGCATTCGAATCGGATAATGAGGTGTTTATCGTTACCGAAGATGAAAAAGTAGCGTTACCCGTTGGAGAGTACACTTTAGAGGATGGAAGAATCCTAAAAGTAGAACAAGAGGGGGTAATTGCAGAAATCTACTCAGAGGATTCGGAATCAGAAGAAGAAGAAGTTCCTTCAGAAGAAGAATTAAAAGAAGAAGAGATCTATGCTACTAAAGAAGAATTATCAGAGATCCGATCAATGGTCGAAGAGATTCGTGAGATGATGAAAGACAAGATGTCGGAAGTCAAAGAAGAAGTTTCGGAAGAAGCGGAATTGAATGAGCAGATTAAAGAAGAATTATCAAAACCTGCATCAGAACCAATTACCCACTCTCCTGAAGCGGAAGAGAGATCAAAAGTATTATTCGCTCAGAAGAGAGCAATGAGTACAAGAGATCGTGTATTACAAAGAATAGCAAATTCATAAATTAATTACTTAAATAAAAATGGCAACAACAACTTCAATTACTACTACTTACGCAGGGGAGTTTGCAGGGAAATATATTTCTGCTGCTCTTTTGGAAAGCAAGACTCTTGCTGAGGGTGCGATCGAGATCAAACCGAATGTAAAGTACAAAGAGGTAATCAAAAAAGTAGCAACAGATTCAAATGTTATCAAAGATTCTACTTGCGACTTTACTGATACCGCTGCAATCACTCTAACTGAGAGAATCCTTCAACCTGAAGAGTTCCAAGTAAACCTTGAACTTTGTAAAAAAGATTTCGTTTCAGATTGGGAAGCGGTACAGATGGGTTACTCGGCATTCGATAACCTACCTCCTGCATTCTCGGATTTCTTAATCGGGCATGTTGCAGGTCTTGTAGCTGAGAAGAATGAGCAAAACATTTGGGGTGGTGTTAATGCTACTGCAGGTGAGTTCGATGGATTTACGACTCTTATGGCTGCTGATGCTGATGTTAATGATGCTGCGAATGGTGCTGAGACTTCATTCACTTCTTCAAACATTATCACTCTATTAGGAAATGTAGTTGATGCATTACCTTCTGCAGTTTACGGAAAAGAGGATCTTACTATCTATGTTCCAACTGCTGCTTTCCAAGCGTATGTTCGTGCATTAGGTGGATTCGGTGCTTCAGGATTAGGAGCTGCGGGTATCGGTGCTCAAGGAACTCAATGGTACAATATGGGTAATGCTCTTGCATTCGAAGGTATCAAAGTTCAACTAACTCCGGGCATGCCTTCGGATCATATCGTTGCAGGTCAGAAGTCAAACCTTTTCTTCGGCACAGGTTTACTATCAGATCACAATGAAGTTAAGCTACTTGATATGGCAGACCTTGATGGATCTCAAAACGTTCGCGTTGTAATGAGATTTACTGCAGGGGTTCAGTATGGTATTGGTTCAGACCTTGCTCTACTTACTTTAGCTTAATAAAATAATTGTATAATCGAAAGAGGGTAGGTAAGCCACAGAGCCTGCCTGCCCTTTTTTAATACCTATAAAAATATGGCATGTAATGTATCAAATGGAAGAGTATTGCCTTGCAAGAGTGCGGTAGGTGGATTGAAGAATATTTTCTTCGGACCATATAGTGCTACGACTGCGGCTTTATCTCCTTCATCGGGATCAATTACGCTTGACCAATCGGCGTCGTTTTATAAGTATGAGATTAAAGGAAATTCTTCATTAGAAACAACCATTAACTCATCAAGAGAAAACGGAACGACATTTTATGAGTCTGCGTTAAATGTTACTCTTACTTATTTAGATGTAGCGACCCAAGAACAAATCAAATTATTGGCTCACGGACGACCACAAGTAGTGGTTGAGGATTATAATGGAAACTTCTTTTTGATCGGAAAAGATCATGGATGCGAAGTTACAGGAGGAACAATCGTTTCAGGTGCGGCGATGGGTGATCTTTCGGGATTCACTTTAGTATTGACTGCTCAGGAAACTGCTCCGCCATTCTTCTGCGATGAACCAACGGATGATTCGGGAACTCCGATCAATCCGACTGCATAAGTAAACAAATACTTACTTTTAAGAACCCTGCCTATCCGGTGGGGTTTTTTTATGGGTATAATTGAGGTATAATTAGGGTATATCTTGGGTATAATCAAGGTATATACCCCGCATACCTTTCGGATAATCGGTGATTATATTCACTAAAAATCAAGATATTCGGTGAATAGGTCAAAAAAAATGAAAAAAAATTTATTTAGAAACGAATAGTAAAATCAGCGTTTAACGAATGAAATCAAAAAAAGTTACATAAAATACGAAAAAAAGTTATTCAGAAATTTTGATAAGTCAATTATGCTTTAGATATTTGAAGTGTAGAAATCAATTAATAATTAAAAAATCAAGATTATGTCAAATTTCAAACACACTTTCGAAGGTAGAATTTTCACACTTGCTGAAACAACAAATTTAGATGGAACTACTCACTTAAGAGTATTTAATGCTAAAGGACAATTAGTAAGCCCAAGATTAGCAGTAAATGTAAGAAGATCATTCAGAAACAAATAAATCAATCACCCCCTTCGGGGGGTTTAATCAAGAGAGAAAAGTCGGAGGCTGACACGAAATATGAGATCGAAAGTCGGAAGTAAGTAAAACCTCCCGCTCTCTTAAAATTTTAAGATATGGAAACGATAAGAAATCAAAAAGAAGCATTAGAGTTATCGAATGGGACTTATAAGATCGGAGAGATCAATGGAATGAGATATTATGAATTAGTTGAGATCTTAGGAGAGCCTTCTATAAAAGAAGAGAGTTTCGATGGGAAGATACAGGTTGAATGGATTGTAGAATATCAGGGATCAATCTTCACGATTTACGATTGGAAAACTTTTGACAGAGAATATACTTTAGATAAATTGAGAAGTTGGTCGATCGGAGGAGTTGCAGAAAATGTATTTTTAATGAGAGAATTTATTAATGAAATTGTAGCGTAATGGAAAGATTAAATAATATTTTAGAAAAGACATCAAGAATAGGTGCTTACTTTTTATTTGGAATTTTACTATATTTGATTGTTCATAATTGCCTTTCATAAGGACTTGTATTTAGTTTAGTTGATTTCGAAAGAGGGGGTTCGTAAAAAGAACTCCCTTTTTTTATGCAAAATACTCAAATAAAATCGTTATATAGATATGAAGATTCTTACGACAAGTTTAACAGAACAAACGATTCGGATTATACCGAGAAGTTATCCGGATGATGTTACTTTGATTTTAAGAGATGATTCTACTAATGAGATCGTGACTTATACTCTTGATTCGATGGAATGGGAGAATAGCGATGAAGTATGGAATGCGGTTGATTTGAATTGGAATGATGCAGGAGGATATTACGAAGAGGATGGATATTTAGTAATCAATAACCAATATAACTTAGTAGAAGGGAGATTTTACGATCTTACGATCAAAGAAGGATCGGTTGTAATTTACAAAGACAAGATATTTTGCACCGATCAGAGTATCGATCAGGAAACGAATAATTATTATTCAATTAATGAAAATGTTTATACGACTGAGAATTCGTATGACAACGATTATATCATAATATGAAAAGAACAGATTTAAGCATCGTTAATTTATCGAACTATACAAGCCCGAAGGTTGTCGAAGTTAGGAATAGAGATTGGGTTAGTTATGGTGAGGATAATGATTATTATCAGTACTTAATTGATCGATATAATGGAAGCCCTACCAACAACGCGATCATTAATGGTATTTCGGAGATGATCTATGGAAGAGGGTTAGATGCTACGGATTCAAATAAGAAGCCCGATCAGTATGCTCAGATGATCACTTTATTCCACAAGGATTGCGTGAGAAAGTTGGCGTATGATTTGAAGTTAATGGGGCAATGTGCGATGCAGGTTATTTATTCAAAGGATCGGAAGAAGATTGCTCAAGTAGAACATTTTCCGGTTAATCTTTTAAGACCTGAAAAAGCGAATGCTAAGGGAGAAATTGAAGCGTATTACTATTTCAATGATTGGAAGAATAAAAAGCCTTCAGATAAGCCCAAAAGGATACCTGCGTTCGGATATTCGAATGAGTCAATCGAGATCTTATTCGTAAAGCCTTACAGAGCGGGATTTCATTATTTCTCACCGGTAGATTATCAGGGAGGACTACAATATTCAGAGTTAGAAGAGGAGATTTCAAATTATCACTTGAATAATATCATGAACGGACTTGCTCCTTCGATGTTAATCAATTTTAATAATGGAACTCCGAATGAAGAGGAGAGAACATTAATCGAACAGAGAATATATCAAAAGTTTTCCGGATCAAGTAATGCGGGGAAATTCATATTAGCGTTCAATGATGATCCTGCTCAACAAGCGACTATTGAGCCTATTCAGTTATCGGATGCTCATAATCAATACCAATTCTTATCGGATGAAAGTATGAGAAAGATTATGGTATCTCACCGAGTGGTTTCTCCGATGCTTTTAGGGATTAAAGACCAATCCGGTTTAGGGAATAATGCAGATGAATTAAAGACCGCAAGTATCTTAATGGATAATACGGTTATCCGCCCATTCCAAACCTTGCTAATCGATGCGTTCGATCAAATATTAGCGTTTAATAACATCTCTCTTAATCTATATTTCAAAACTCTTCAGCCTTTAGAATTTACAGATCTTAGTGGATCAGTAGTGGATGAAGAAACTCGTGAGGAGGAAACAGGAGTAAAGATGAGTGCAAACGAATCTCAAGAAAAAATGAGTTCAGAATGTACTTGGTTGGCTTCGGACAAGGATTTCAGCGATGAAGAATTATTCGATCGATTGAAAGAGTTCGGTGAAGAGGAGGATTTAGATGAATGGGAGTTAGTAGATGAAAGACCGGTAGATTATGATCAAGAGGAGGCTTTAGATAAGATGATCGGATTGGCTTCAACAGGTTTTCCGGAACCGGATCAGAGAAGCGTTCAGGATCGTGCTTTATTCAAAGTGAGATATCAATATGCTCCAATTCGTAATTCTTCAAATTCGAGAGAGTTCTGCAGGTTAATGGAGGATGCTAAATTAATTTATAGAAAAGAAGATATTCTTCAGATGGGCAGAGAACCTGTTAATGCGGGATTTGGGCCACAAGGAGCGGCGACTTATGATATTTGGTTATATAAGGGCGGAAGTTATTGCCACCATTATTGGATGAGAAAAACCTATATGAGAAAGAGAACTCCGCAGGGACAATTCTTACCGAATGAAGGATTAGAGAATGATAAAAACATTTCGGTTAATGAGGCAAGAAATCAGGGATTCGAACCTCCGATTAATGATCCATTAGTTGCGAAGAGACCGATTGATATGGAGAATGGAGCTTCTTTAAAAAACAGATAAGAGATGGCAGTAGCGTTATTTATAAAAAGAGGAGATTTAGTTCGTAATACGATCTTAGATGGGAATGTAGATACCGACAAATTTATTCAGTTCATTAAGATCGCTCAGGAAATCCATATTCGTAATTATACGGGAACGGATTTGTATAATAAGATTAGTGCGGATATTGTTGCGGGTACTTTGTCGGGTGATTATTTGGAGTTAGTTAATACTTATATTCAGCCAATGCTGATTCATTTTGCGATGGTTGATTATTTGCCTTTCGCTGCGTATCAGGTCAAGAACGGAGGGGTTTATAAACATATTTCAGAAAATGGAGAATCGGTTGATAAAGGAGAGATCGATTATTTAGTAAACAAACAGAGAGATTTTGCTGAGTATTATACTCGGAGATTTGTTGATTATATGAATTTCAATGAAGATAAGTTTCCGGAATATCGATCAAATACGAATGATGATATTCATCCGGATTCCGATGCAACATTTAATGGATGGGTACTATAAAAAGAGAGAGCAAACCAAAAACCGACAATATTGTCAAATTAAAAAGGTTTCTAAAAAAGAATGAACTTTCAAAGAAATAACATAGGTTGGGGATCAGTTTATTTAATCGATGATGTGGTCGATGGATCGGTTGAAACTTATGCCGATTTAGCTTCGGTTGAGAAGTTATATGAAGGGGATATCTATTTAGTTCGAAGTACTACGGGAATTATCGGTATTAATCGCAAACAAAAGGGATTATATCGTTATAATGGTAGTACTTGGGATTTAATGGAGACAGAGATGTTAGGTTCGTTAGTGGCTTTTAACAATGCAGGAACAAATATCCAAGCTACGAGTGTAGAAGCTGCGATTAGAGAAGTAAACAATAAAATCGGCTTTTGGGATTCAGAGCCTTAAAAATTAGATAAATAAAAATATGGCAACATTAACAAACACAAAAATTAAAGACACATACGATGGTCTTTTAAAAACAACAGATAACGAGGCTTTAGATGTTTCGGGTGTTACCTTAATTGAGGATGGTTTAGGTAATGCTTCGGCTCTTAGTGTCGGAAGGTCGGGGAATGGAGTAACGATTACAGGTAGTTTAAATGCTACTCTTGCTACTGCTGCTCAACCTAATATTACTTCGGTAGGTACATTATCTTCTTTGTCTGTTTCAGGCAACCTTGCAGTAGATACGAATACACTATATGTAGATGCTGCTTCAGATGGAGTTGGCTTTGGTACAACGAATCTTACTGTTGGAATTGGGAATACTGATACAGGTGCTTCAGTTCGTTCAGTAGGTGCTATTCAAGCATCAAGAAACGGTAATAGAAGTTTATATTTAAATAGAAATACTACTGATGGTCAAATTATCTCTATTAACAGAGATGGTTCAGAGGTAGGTGCTATTGGTGCAGCAGGAAGCGGTCTTACATTCTATACGGGTATTACAGAGCGTATGCGTATCGACTCAAGCGGTAATGTAGGGATAGGGACTTCGAGTCCTGCCTCATATCTTGAGATAGAAACTTCGGGTTCTTCAGGAAGTGATGATATAGCTGTATTTAGTAGAGCTACTTTTGGAGAGGTTTTAAAAATTAGCAGAGCAGCAGGCGAGGCAGAGTTAAATGCTAATTCTAATCTTACTTTAAGTGCTGATTATAATAGTACGCAAACAGGTGCTAATTCTAATCTTATATTTAAGACAGATGGCTCAGAGAAGATGCGTATCGACTCAAGTGGTAATGTAGGGATAGGAGCAGTACCAACAGAGATTCTTCACGTTCAATCTCCACAAACAACTTCTGCAAGTAATGCTTATGTAAATATATTTTCAGGGCATCAAGCGTCAGGTGGTGCTGATGTTACAGGTGAGGCAGATATTATCTTCAAACATCATTCAGGAAGTTCTGTATATCGTAGAGCAGGTGCTATTGTTTCTGCAAGAGAAGGTAATTATTCAGCAGATTCAGTAGCCGACTCTTATCTAAGATTCGAAACTGCACAGAACAATGTGAACACAGAAAGAATGCGTATTACAAGTTCAGGCGATGTTCAGTTAGTAGGTAATACATATCTATATGCAAACCCTTCTGCGGGTAGCACAACTA